ACGATATGAATAGTGGCAGTCAAGTAGACAGTTACGAGTGTGCAATTGCTTGGATGCCAATATTGCTTATTGAAAATTCAGGTCAACAAAGACAAACTGGTGCTGCGGTTGAGTCTTTTAGAAACGAAATGGTTAAAGCTAACGAGGTTAATACAAAATTAATACTTGCAGCTTCCTCTGGTGAACAACCCAAATTGCTTAGGAGTATTGAATAATGAAATTAACTATTATCCCTGCTGATGGATCGGTTGGCGAAAACGGTAAGTTTTATAATAACCTTGATTTAAGTTCTTGCAATATACCAGAAGATGTCCATGCTCTTCAATGGCAAGATACTGCTGGTTGGATTGAATTTAAAGATCCAGTACCAAATCAACCTATTACCGAATTGCCAGTTTGGGCAAATTGCTGTATGACTAAATGGGCTGAGGCTAATACTCCAGTGCCACCGTTACCACCAGCAGCGCAACAAAATAAAGCTAATGCTGTAGCTAAATTACAAGCCACAGATTGGACAACTATCCCAGATGTTAGTGATCCAACAAAAAGTAATCCTTATTTAAGTAATGTTCAGGATTTTGTAGCGTATCGTAATACGGTGCGACAGTATGCAATTAATCCTGTAGCTGGCACTATTAACTGGCCTACATTACCCCAAGAAGTTTGGACAACTGTATAGTGAACGCCCAGCTTGAGCAAAATAATTTTTTGTTTGTTCCTAACTTTATCGGTTTGGAACACGCTGAAGTTTTGCAACAAGAATTTTATGAATTAGAACGTAGTGGTCAATATGAAAAAGATCATCAAGCTCCAAATTCACCAGCAGTCTATAACTTTAGGCCATTTCTTGAGCTACTTTGTCAAAAAGTAAATCATGTTAGTTCTTTAATAGAAGAACAAGTGCTGCCAACTTATACGTATGCTCGTATATATAAAAATGGTGAGGTGCTTAATAGGCATAGAGATAGGCCAGCATGTGAAATAAGTTTAACTGTTCACTTGGGTGGCGATGCAAATTGGAATATTGGTATTCAAAAGCCAAACGGTGAAGAGGCTGAATTAAATTTAAATAAAGGCGATGCTATGCTGTATTTTGGATGTACGGCAGATCATTGGAGAAATACGCCTTTTAGTGGTCAAAATTACAGCCAAGTATTTTTACATTATGTTTGTAGCAATGGCCCTTGTGCATGGGCTTATTTTGATAAAAGGAAATAAAAATGACTATTGAAGTCAAACTTGGATGTGTATCTAATTTATATAGCCGCATGATTCATTTTAAAAATGCTGGTGATACTGAACATACACATACACACTCGTTTGACCATTTAACTCTTTTGGCTGCTGGGTCAGTTAGATGTGTAGTTAATAACAAAGAGACTATTTTTAAAGCGCCCCACATGATTTTTATTAAAAAAGATGATGAACATGCGTTTACCGCTTTAGAAGATAACACTGTAGCTTATTGTATTCATGCTATGCGTATAGGTGAACGTGTTGAGGATATTGCTGACCCATCAATGTTTCCAGATGGTGTAATGATTCCCTATGACGTTTGTTATTGGTGGAGCCCCCCAGAAAATTACAATTTAACTGAAGAGCAAAATCCAGGAACTGTTGCTACTGGAAGTATTGAAGTTACAAAAGTATAAATGAATAAACTATCAGATTACATCATCGTAGTTAATAATGTTGTTACATCAGCGTTATGTGATGCTGTGCTTAATGAATATAAAAATAGTAATGATTGGATTACAGCGACTGTAAAAAATGGTGAAAATTTAGATATAAGAAATTGCGAAACAATTGGCGTTTCTTACGAACAAATAATCCAAAAAAATTACAAAATAAGAAAAGAGCTGGATACATATCTATATGTGTCTGCTGCTAATGTAATAAGGCAGTACAAAGAAAAATATCCACTTTGTGCTATTGAACAGGATACTGGGTATGATTTACTTAAGTATGAGACGGGTAGTTTTTATACAGCTCATACTGACTCATTCAAAGATCGTCCCCGTGCCGTGTCTTGTTCGTTTGCTTTAAATGATGACTACGAAGGTGGGGAGTTTGCGTTTTTTGATCGTGAATTGGTATATAACTTAAAAAAAGGGTCATGCATTATGTTCCCTTCAAACTTTATGTACCCTCATGAGATAATGCCCGTAACGAGCGGTACACGGTATTCTATAGTTACTTGGTTTGTATAGGATAAATCATGACCTTTGGTTTTTCGCCATATGCAGAAGGGCCGTTTGCTGAAAGTAATGGTAGTATACCAGTCCAACTTACTGGGGTATCTGCAGTAGGGCGGGTTGGCACGGTTGACATAGATATTATATCTTCAGTATTTGCTGTAGGGCGAGTTGGTACAGTTACATTAAATGCGAATTCTATAGTTGATTTGACTGGTGTACGCACCGTTGTTAGACTAAATAGGGTAAATGTCTGGGGCCTGGTTGATGTAGATCAAACCCCTAATTGGACAGAAGTAATAGCAGCTTAAGGATAAATTATGGCAAGTACATATTCACCAAGTTTAAAACTAACCCTGATGGGGGATGGCGACCAAGCGGGTCTTTGGGGGCAAACGACTAATACCAACCTAGGTACTTTGCTTGAACAGGCTATTACGGGTGTGCAGCCTATTACAATGATTGACGCTAATTACACGTTAACCAGCTTTAACGGAATATCAGACGAGGCTAGAAATGCGGTTTTGGTAGTTACTGGAACAAACAATGCCGTTAGAGACTTAATCCCCCCAGTCGTAGAAAAACTTTATATTGTTGCAAACAATACCACTGGCGGTTACGCAATCCGAGTAATAGGGGCTACTGGTACGGGAGTCTCCATACCCAACGGGGCTACTCAAGCTGTTTATTGTGATGGCACTAATTTTGTTGCAGCGTCCGCTCCGTTTACAAATGGTTCTGTTTTAGCCGTTTCTGGTGGTGGTACAGGGCTAAGTACTTTAACAGCAAATAACGTCATACTTGGTAATGGGACATCAAGCCCTACGTTTGTAGCCCCTGGAACAACAGGTAACGTTCTTACATCTAATGGTACCACTTGGGCGTCTACATCTTTATCGCCTGAGTTTGTATCTGGAACTAGGATGACATTTAATCAAACAAATGCCCCTACAGGTTGGACAAAAGACACGAGTACCAATAATGCTGGATTTAGATTAGTCAGTGGTAGCGTAAGCTCTGGCGGAACGGAAGATTTTACAACGGCATTTAGTTCATCTACAGCTGTTACAGTTTCTTCTATTTCTGGTTCAGCAGGTGCGACTACATTGACTACCCCCCAGATACCAAGCCATTCACACACTATAAATCAATTTGATGGAAGCGGATCTCCAGGGACTCGCATAGCCAAGTCTTCATCAGTACAAAACGTAGAAACCTCTTCAACTAGTAGTACTGGAGGAGGCGGATCACATACTCACCCATTCTCATTTAGCTCAGGATCTGGTACTGTTAATCTTGCTATTAAATATGTTGATTTAATTATTGCCCAAAAGAATTAAATGCTTCAAATAATTGACAATCAGCTACCAGAACAGCTTTTACGATTTTGCGTAGAAGAAGCAGAAACGTCCAACAATTATGGTGTTTTGCATGGTGCTGGTGATGGGTCATATGGTTTTAAATACAACTGGCTTTTTTTTAAACCTGATCAAGCGTATATAGAAAATAAATTCATAAGTGAGCTATGGCAAGAAATTCAAAAACATTTACCTAAAAATATAAAACTACATCGTGGATATGTAAACGCTCATACATATGGAGTGGAAGATGCAATTCACACAGATGATCCTGAATTAAATAAAGGGTTAACAGTAATTGTCTATTTATGTAATGATTGGTATCCAGAATGGTTTGGGCAAACATTATTTTTTAATTCACTTGATAAGCATCACAATGAAATTGAGCAATCAGTACTACCTAAATTTAATCGTTTTATAGTATTTGATAAAAATAAACCACACTGCGTTAGCCCATTATCACGTAGATTTGCTGGGATTAGACTAACGTGTATGTTCAAAGTAGAGCTTTTAAATGACCCCTCGTGAATATTTGCAATCTATCGGTGTTGAAAATACTGCACATAGCGGTAGAACTTTCTTTGACCATCTTTGTCGTGTAGAAGATATATTACGCATCTGTATGGTTGACGAAGAAGTATGTTTAGCTGGGCTTTATCACAGTATTTATGGAACAAGTTATTTTAAAATTAAAACTACTGACAATAGACAAGCAATTAAAAACATTATTGGAGATCGAGCAGAGTATTTAGCGTGGTTGTTTTGTAACGCACAAAGACCGTTTTGCTGGTTTTGTGGAAATAACATTGTTTTGACTGATGGAAGTCACATAACAGTTGACGATAAAACTTTGCATGATTTACAAATGATTGAGGGCGCTAATTTGCTTGAGCAAAAATGTGGAGTTGATTTAATTACATCTTTTACTGCCAATAGGAGCAAAAATGATTAAAACCATCCAAGATGAGTTAGTGGGGTCTGAATTCAAACCACGCCACACTATTGAAATCTACTGCCCAAACTGCGGGTACGATGTTTCTGAGGCGGAGCTAGCTGCCAAAATGTGCAGTGATTGTGGTCATAGCTTAGAAGAACCAGAGCAACACGTAGCCATTGTAGTAGCCAATATGTCATTTGGTGGTTCAACACTCTGAGGCAAAGAACAGTGAGATATGTCAGACGAACTTGGTTTATCGGCTGGTGCCAAGGGGATCAGCGAAGGGTTTAAGACTGGTCGAGAGGCTGGCAAAGAGATTGGCAAGAACATCGAGGATGTTCAGAAGGAAGCGGTAGACATAGCAAAACAGCAAGCGAATGCAAGAATTCGTGAGCGTAGAGAAGCAGAGTTTAGGAAAGAACGGGCAATATTTAAAGCCCTTGATGAGTACCGACACCGTAAGCAAATATCGGAAGAAGAGTACAAATTAAGGGTGGAATTTATAAAGAAGTATGGTACTAAAGAGTGGGACAAAGTCATTCAAATTAAGAATGAGATTGAGAAGATAGAAAAGGCAGACAAAGAGTACTTTGATGCTGAGTTGTCAAAGGTTAGATGGGTGCAGTTCTGGTGCTTTCTGGCA